CTATCGCAAGCGGATACAAATGCAGACGAGGGTTCGTATCTGTTTATTGCGACTGGTGCTTCTCCTGTTGAAAAGACTGTTGTGTTTACGGCAGCGAATCCTAGTGACGGCGCGGCGTTTGGATTGAGTAAGTTTGCAGACATCGAGACCGACACGCAAGATATTCAATCGAGGCTACCAGCGGCGTTGAATGGCGGTCGAATGGTAAGCAATGCGGAAGTGGTCAGCGATTCGACAATCGCCAAAGAAGCGACACTTACGAACCGTCCTACTTTGGTTCAAATCGAAGCATCTTCGGTATTGGCAAAAGAAGCGACGGTCAATTCTGTCTTGACCGCGATCCAGAACCTCAACAACCTATCTGCAAAGATGAACGTCTACGGGACTCCACTTATGGAGATTCCAGACTCAGGAACGACGACTTACGCCTTTACAGTTGTTGTTCGTGACGACGAGGACAAGTTGGTTGCGCTCGACGCATCGCCAACGATTGCAGCGACAAACGCAGCAGGAACAAGCCGTTCTGCCAACTTATCAGCGGTATCGAATCCTTCGACTGGTCGGTACACCTTCACCTATTCGGTTGCCAGCACGCATCCTGCTGAAAACCTTCGGATAACCATATCAGGGACAGTATCCGGTGAGGCTCGGTACGTTGAGTGGATTGGATCAGTCGTCGATTATGAAACGATTACTACTCTGCTAGCAATCAAGGCCAAGACCGATAACTTGCCTGCGAACCCTGCAGCGGTTTCGGATATTCCAACAGCTAACCAAAACCGTGATGCAGTTTGGAACGCATCGAGTACGGTTACTTACGTTGACGGATCTATGGGCGATCGGATCTTGATATCGTCGAATAACACAAGGGAAGTAGGCGTTACAGGAAGCGGTCACATTGCTTCGGTGCTGCACGATGCCGAACCTAATTCGATTCCGGAAGATGCTTTCCAGTCAGGTGCTTTGTCGGCAAGAGTGCTTGCGGACGGGGCAATCGATGCGGGATCGATCGCAGCTTCGGCCTTAAACGGCAAGGGCGACTGGCTTACTACCCTTGGAGCTACAGCGCCAGCAGGATGGATCAATGCTGCGGCGATTGCCAACGATGCGGTTACTGCAATTACGGTCAACCTGTTTAAGTACGGGGACGTTCAGCGATGGACGAGCCCGGCGAACCAAATCAACGTAACGATCACGAAGGTGAGCTAGCATGGCAGTCGTTACAACCTTTTGCGATTTCTTTGGATGCTCTGGCGGTGGGCCTGTTACTCCTGGCGATGGATCGGTATCGAATCTGCTTTCCGTCGATTACGAAGGGGACTGGCAGTACATCGAAGGGATCGAGAATCTCACGTTTTCATTTGGGCCACAGCGGTACACGACCCAGGTAGTAAGTGGCAACGTTGCCAAGGGGAAACGCTCGGCGCTGAGCGAACGGGATATCGTTATGGCGGCCAGCACGTTCGGCTATGAGCCAGAGGATATGACCTTGGTTGTTTGGGCCGAAACGATCGTTGACACAACTGGATTGATTATCGAACCGAAGATCGGGGACAAGTTCGCAGCCTTCGATTCCGACTGGATTATTAAGTCGATTCGCCGAACGGTTGACCTTTCCGAATGGCGTTGCATTGTCAGAAAGAGCACCAAGGAAGAATGACCGACATCCTGGCCGAAAACATATCGGACGAGCTTTCTAGGATGGCACAGAGCCTAGAGTCGTTCGATTTTTCGCCGGTATGGAACGAAATGTTAGACCCCCTGCATGAGGGATTTTCGTCTAATTTCGATCAAACAAGAGGGCCGGATGGTATCTGGCCACCTCACGCCCCCTATACTATTTTGCTGCATGGGCCTCACCCATTGTTGATTTTGACCGGGGCGATGAAACGATCGGTAACGCAATCGGGCTCGGAGGGACGCATCGAGGAACTAATGCGTAATGAGGCAAAAATCGGAACATCATTTTTTTACGCACCGTATCAACAGTTCGGAACTCGCAAGATACCGGCGCGGCCTTTCCTTTGGTTGGAAGGGTCTTACGTCGAAAGACTGACGAATCAACTCGCTGACGCTATGATGGCTAGGGTGTTCAATGGAAACGGAACTGGATGACCAACCGGAATTAGAACTCGATCGCGCGATGCCAAAGCCTACACAGGCAGAACCGGGCTCGGCAGAGAAAATTGAGATTCTTCGAATGCGGGTAATGCTATTTGAAGAACTGCATCATCCGGACGATTTAACTTTGGAGAAAATGGCCAATGCTCGGAAGTCGGATGAAGATCCTTGGTGATGCGATCGTAGCTACGCTTAACGCCGATGCTGACCTATCGGCGCGAGCCTTCACGCTAGCCAAGAAGCCCTACAATCGAGGCCGAACCTGGGTAGCAGGAGGACGGGTTGTTCCGTTGCAGACGGAAAGCCCAACGCACGAAAACCGCATCGACGAGCGTATCTATCGATTCTTGGTAATGATTTCTGATCCAGCCGACGGGGATCTTACCGGGGGGATGGAATCGCACCTCGGAGCAATCGAACGCATCGAGAACATTTTTCAGAACAAGTCGCACGCCTTCATGCCAACTCCGATCAAAACCACGGCACAGGCAGCCTTAGACGCAGCGACAGCAGCCGGTAAGTTTCCGACGACAAAGATACAAGGCATCGAGATCGACTTCGCTACGCCGTTTATTGACCCGGCATTCGAGGGGCATTACGATGCAAGCTCGGTAGTGGTGAAAATCAAGTGCACAGTCCAAAGGTTATCGGTGGCGTAAATGACTAAAAAACCAGTCGATCAGGTGGCAACGTTGCCAGCAGAACAGGGTTCGGAAACGGTCGAACAGGTGGCAACGTTGCCAGCCTCAGAAAATAGTAATGCTGCAAATATCCAGCAAAACGATGAAACTAAAGCCGTAGTTGACGGGGTGTTCATCGTCGATGGTAGGCTAGCGATTTGCGACAGCGAAGCCGAAGCTCTAGAGATTTTCCAGGCCTGCTTTAAGTCAGAGCCGGTCGAGATTCTTCCAGGGTTCAGGAACCCACAGCCGGGCGAAAAGGTCTTGCATCTTCGAGGGCCTGACAGGGTTCCGTTCTTCGGTCGTTTTGAGTGAGCAAGGCTCGACTAGGATAGGATCGTCATCAACCCTTAGAGGATTCTATGAGCCAAGCTACCGCATCGAAGTTGATTGTTTCGGATTCTGTTACCTGGGGAAGCGGGATCGGAGTAGCGTTCAATGAGTGCTCTTTGGTTGGACAGCGAACGGTCGGAATCCATCAGGGACACCGTGGGACACGCCAAAGGGCATCATGCCGAGCACGAACGACGACCGACAAATCGGGCGGGAATATCTCTGGGAATTTCGGCGTTCAGGAGATCGATTGGTTCCTGACTCGGGCGATCGGACACACAGGGTCAAGCCCTTACATTCCTACCGAGACGATCGCGCCATGGTACGCGCTCGTTGATAAGGTCGGGGCAATCTATCAGTACAACAAACTGCGAATCAACTCGCTTGAAATCTCAGGGCAGGAAACTCAGTACCTCAACTGGAACGTGGCCTGCGTCGGAGAGCTTGAGGAAGTATTCGGATCGACCTATCCGACGAGCCCGGTTCCAGAGTGCGGAACGGCTTACTTGTTCTCTGATGCGGTGCTGACCTACAACTCGGTGGCCTACCCGATTCAATCGTTCAGGCTCTTGATTGACAATGCGATCGATCAAAACCAGTACGAAAACTCCCTGACTCCTACTCGGTTCGAGTCTCAGGATTTGATTGTCAATCTGACCGTTCAAACGGCATTCAGATCGGATACTTCGGCGCTCTATGATGCTGCTTTGGCCGGTGCGGTCGCTTCGCTTGCGATCAGCGACGGGACGACTACCTATACGTTCAACTTCGGGAATCTCAAGTACATGAGCGGTGGGCCTACGGTTCCTGGCCGTGGTCGCATCAATCAGTCTTTGACGTTCGAGGCCCTACGCAAAGCCAATATTTTGACTGCGACCTCCGACAACCAAATCCACGTTGTGAAGGCGTAAATCGAGTCTGTAGCGTGGCAACGTTGCCAGTGGTACACTAGGGGGGACTTAACATCCCCCTTATTTTTTTGAGGTTCCTATGTCTTGGAAAGATCCATTCGTTCGCGCTGAAACTACCTGCCCTGCCTATGTGAAAGAGGCCACCGGGAAGTACCCGGCGGTTTTCTTTCGGTACCGCAGGCCGGATCCTGTGACGATCGAAAAGCAGCTTAAAGACTTTTCGGACTCGGCAAACGATCCTGAGAAGGTTGTCGAATCGATGCGGAAATTCGTAGCATTGTTTATTTCTGCGTGGAGCTTCGATGCACCCTGCGACAAAGAACACGTTTACATGCTCGGGCATCAGATTTTGCTCAGGATCTATTTCGTCATGGTCGGTTCGGATCCTACTGCAGAGATCCCAAAAGAGTTTCTTGACGAAGGCGAAACCGGAACGATCGAGGGCGATCAAAAAAAATCCTAACGGCTTTTTCGCTTCGGTTGGTCAATCCAGCCTTGGCCAAAAGGCCGTGTGACTTGTGCAGGCGGTTCATGTTCGACGAGGAAACCGGCGAGGCGATTCGTAGCAGGGATCGAAAAAGCTACGCAGAGCGAACGGGAAAAACTCCGTGTGAAGCCTCGATTGGTTGCGCAAAGGGGCACTACAATGACAATCCGGACTTAAACGCCAAACAGGAGGCCGTAATCAGTCTCTATCAAGCGTCGAAGGTTTCCGGGGGTGCAATGCTCAACGAGGCAGAGCGAAGCGATTGGTGGCTATTGCAAACGTTTGCAGCGATGCGAGAGATCGAGGATCGAGTATCGAGGCAATCACTAGAGCAATCGATTTTGGCGGGGGTGCTGAGTGGCAGATAACGCAGAACGTGGGGTAGTCTTTACCCTCAAGGCACAGGTTGACCCGGCATCCAGGCAGATAATCGATTCGTTCGCAAATGACCTGAAATCGCGCCAAAGTCAGATCGATGAACTGATTGCCAACTCTGCCTCAGCTATCGCTCAGACGATGGCCCAAACGACTAGCACAGCGGCTAGCAGTTCGGCTAGGGTGACTCAGATCAACCAAGATGCGGTCAGCCAGTTTTTTGATAACACTGAACAGGCTGCTAAGGCATGGGAGCAAAGCCAAAGCAAGCGAGCCACAGACGAAGCAGCAAGGCAAGCGGGGATCAAAGACGCGAGCTTAATGACGATCGAGGAGCTTTACGCAGAGCGTGAGGCAGCAGGCCGGGCAGCATTCGACCGAGAAAAATCGATCTATGAATCTGCTTTGGCAGAAGAGGAACAAGCGTTCCGCGAGTACTTCGATCACATCGAGGAATTGAAACGCAAAGCCCTGGACAGCACTCAAGAAATCACGGACGAGGAAGTCCAGCTTGCCCATGATCTTGAAAGGGCAGCGGTAGACTCGATCGCAAATCGCGAGAAGGCAGAGGATCGATTTCGCAAGGCAGAAACCAGGGAGCGACAGCGAAGCGTTTCTGAGGCTATCCAAGGCATCGCAAGGCAGGATGCAGAACACGAACGAGCAGCGGCAGCGACGCAGCGACGAAACGAGCAGATAAGCGCTTCGGCTGGTCGGATCATATCGGCAATGAGCGAAGGTACCGAAGCGGTGATGCGATTCGCTCGGGGTGTTTCCCACCTAGGTTTGATCGGGGAAACCGACTTGCAAAAGTTGACGGATTCCCTGCTAGCGATTCAGGGGACTACTGAGATTTTCACTGGCTTGATTCGAACGATTAAGCAAGTCTCTGAGGGTTGGGATGCATACCGTCGAATGGTCATTCTGACCACAGAGGCCCAGATAGCCCTCAATGCAGCACAGGCAACAGGGGTAGCGATTTCGGCGGCATCCGGTGGAGTTGGGCAACGAGCAGCAGGGTCAGCGGTTGGAGGTATTGCAGGTGGAGTGGCTGGGGGTGCAATCGGAGGCGCTGCGGGTGGATCAATTCTAGGTAGCATGGTTGGAGGTGTGGCTGGTCTTGGGACTGCGGCAACCGGTGCGACTTCGTTGACGATCGGAGGAACTACGTTTGGCATGGCAGCCGGTGGTTCAGCGTTGGCGGTTGGGGCTGGTGTTATCGCTTCGTTTGTCGGTGCACTTGCTGGTGCGGTCAGTGGTCTTTTGACATTCCGCGAGGCCTTGAAATTTGGCGTAGGCGGTGGGGCGACCCAGGGAAGTATCGTCGAGGCGATCGGGACGAGTTCGTTTAATCCTTTCGTTGGATTGCTTCAATACGGGAATGCACCGTTTCTCGGTGAAGGCGAAATGTCCGTCGGTGGCCAACGTGATGAGACATCCAAGCGACTTACCGAGGCAGAAAAGTTCCGAGCACAAGCCGTTAAGATGGCAGCCGAGGACGAACGAAGGATCAACGAACTGGTTCGCGAGCGTGAAACATTGCAACGTTCTCAGGAGCAATCACAGAGGGAAGCAAACGCTCACAGAATGTCCATGCTTACCGCTGAGCAGCGACGCGCCGACATAATCAATCAGATTGCCAAGGCAGAAAACGATCAATCCTTGGGCCTTCAAGAACGTGCTAGACAGGTCAAGAGCCTTAGCGAACAACGCCTACAGGTCGAACGTGAAATCTATCAAGAGCAACGCAGGGCGGCTCAAGAGACTTTGGACAAGGCCAAGCAAGAACTTGCAACGAAAGAACAGCAACTTCGAACCGCCCAAGAAGCAGCGATGAGCGCTCAGGAACGATTCGGGCTACTGGCCCCTGAGGAACAGCAAGCCCTACTCGAAGCGCGGCAACAATTCCAAGCCGGGGCCGGTAACGTTGACGTAGAACAGCTTAGGAAGCTTCGCGGATTCTCGGGTGCATTGGACGAACAGATTGCAGGCGAAGCACGCCGAAGGGCACAGCAAGCCGGATTCGGTGCTTTCCAGGGTGAAGACTTGCTACGGATACAGCAACTAGAAGCCGAACGGCAACGAATCCAAGTTCAAGTGCAAGCCCAGGCAAACGTGATAGCCAAGCTGGAAGTCGATGTTGAATCGGTCAGCAAGGAAATCAACAAGCAAATCTCGGCACAGTGGAAAACGATCCTAGAGGACTTGGCCTCGAATATTGCTACACTACAGGCAAACGAGAACAAGCTTAATCAACAACGCATCGGGCGGTTCAACCGAGTAGGGCCATGATTCTACAAGTCGGATCACTTCGCAGACCGAATAACGAAGCGGTGGTAACTCCAAGCTACCAGCCGATCTATGACCTTACGCGCAAGGTCCAAGCGATGCGGATTCGTTGGGATATTTCTGGTAGGGTCGTAAACTTCCCAGTGGCAACGCAGGCGATCACATCGCGAGAGATCCAAGCCTTCGCCAATGCGGTGACAAGCCAGAACCCTCGACTTGAATTACTCGGAGACGATGGAAGCCCAACGCCGTTTGTGCTCGATCCATCGCAGTGCATGAATGGGCCAAGCCTGATCGATTTTAGCTTCCCAACGTCGGAATCCGAAGTCTATGTAACTGGCCTTGCATATCGCTTTACCTTCGAGGCTACGCAGTACGTCGGACGGGGTGACTCGCAACTAATCGAGTTCAGCGAGGAAGTTTCCGAGGATCCAGGCGGTCAGACTTACGTCATGGTCGGTGGGGCCTACAACTATGCAGAACGACAATTGGCAACTCAGAATAAGCCCTACAAGTACGTCCAAAGCGGTTCGGCGATGGGTCTTTTGGCCTATCCGTATATCCCCCCTCCGATATGGCCTTTTGCCTTGATGGGGTCGCCAAGGGTAGTTCGATCATCGCCAAAGAATCTCGGGATCGTTGATACGAATTTCAGCATTTCCTGGGAGTACAATTACGAGTGGCACACAAGGCTTTTCGGTGTGCCTAACAGACGGAGTTAAACTATGGCAACAAAAATTTGGATCGGTAAGGCAGCGAGCGTCGCACAAATAACGAAGGTCGTTTTTTCCTCGATCGTTTCAACGAACACCTATTCGGTGACGATCAATGGCAAGACGGTTAGCGCCGTTGCTGGTTCGACTTCGCTAGGTGATTTGATCGATGCTTTGGTTAATGCTTGGAACAGTTCCGCAGAGCCAGAGCATCGGGAAATGGTCGCGGCTCGGCGCGAGGATCCAACGCTATCGGGCCTGCAACTTACCGGAACGACAGCGGGGATACCATCGACGGTGACAGCATCGGCCACAACGGGAACGGCAACCGTGACGCAACCAACCGCAGCCAGTGGGCCGAACTTTTGGAGCGTGGCTGGTAATTGGAGTGGCGGAACGTTGCCAGCGGCAGCCGATGATATCATTGTGCGGGATACTGATGTTTCGATCCTCTATGACCTGACCGACGCGAACAACTACGCAAGCCTGACGGTCGATTCGAGCTTTACCGGGACGATCGGTTTGCCGGACTTGAACCCAGCAGGGTACACCGAATACCGAACGACGTTGCTAACGCTCGGTACCGGGTCAGCCATTGCGGTAACGCTTGGGGATGGCGTTGGCTCTTTCTCAGGTCGAATCAGGCTCGATGTTCAGGGATCGAACGTGACCTATACGGTCAACGGTGCTGGGACTCAAGGACAGGTTCAATACCCGTTCGAATTGAGGAATCCTGGCAGCGGTTCGACGGTTCGAGCTTATGCCGGTGGGGTGGTTGTAAGTGCCTCGACGACTGGCAACGTTGCCACCCTGGACGTAATACAAAGGGACTCGATTCAGAACCCACCGTCGGTAAATATCAAGTCGGGAATCACGACGACGACGATCACAATCTATGGGGGTGCGTTGCTTGCAGAAGGGCCAGTGACTACGCTAGTCGCAAGAGAGCAGGCTAGGGTAACGGTGGCCAAAGCTTCGGCGATCGGGACAGTGAAGGTTTCCGATCAGGCGGTTATCAATTGGGAGTCCTCAGGAGGGATCACAACGAAGCTGCACGTTGAGCAGGGCGGCAAAATCGACTTCGGACGGGTTGGAACTACTAAGACAATCGCAGCGTGCGACCTTTACGCCACTGGTACACTCCTAGACCCTCTGGACAAGCTCACCTTCACAGCCGGGGTCGTCTTGCAGGCTTGCAGGCTTTCGGACGTAACGCTTGACCTGGGCGTGGGGATCACGGTAAATGGCTAACGCTCCGCAGGGTCGCTTTCGATTTGCTGGCATCGATGCCGACGGTGAGTTTACTGTCACGCGCTCGGGATCGAGCAAGCCGGATATTCTTACGGCTCAATTCATCCTCGGAGCAAACCTACCGCAGTATGGTGACATCGAGGTTATCTACGGAAACAACCTCATTCGGATACCGAATTGCAGGCTCATTCGGCAACAGATCCAAGGCGGTACCGGTGGTAGATTCAGGCTGGCACAGTTCGAGGACTTCCGATGGACTTGGAATTATGTCTACGGATTCGGGAATACGAACGTAAAAAAGAAGTGCTTCAATTCCTGGGCTGTAATCTTCAAAGCATCCAAAAAAAGCATCATTGCGAATTTCTTCAATCTGCTCGGATATCCGAACCTTATCACGGTTCCGCCTGATGCGTTCTTTGAAATGAACAACGCGCAGTATGGCGACTTGATTGCAGACGATTCCTACTTCGAATCGAATCACTTTGACGGTAGGCCTCTAACCGAGTGCATCGAGGAAGTTGTGCAACCGTTGGGACTACAGGTGCATGTTGGATGGGACAATCAAGCAAGGATCTTCGGCGTAGGTTTTGGGCGTGAGATCCCAAACGATCAGCGAGTAATGGACTACACGGTATCGACAGCGCCACCGATTGTTCCTGAGGTACTTTGCTACGAGTTTGCAAACGTCAATTTCCAGAATGATTTTGCACTTGAGGCAGTAGGGTATCTATGGGACGACAAGCTAGGTGTTCCGTCTAAGAGACTCGCACCGCTTAGCAAGTTGAACTATGGGCCGATCGATCCGGCAACGAACCAGATAGATTGGACGTTGGCAGACGTTCCGAACTTCACGAACATCAAGGACAAGAAAAAACGAGAGCTTTGCAGGCGAACGATTTTCAAACTTTACCGCATCAACTCGGCAAAGAAAATCGAGTTAGTAAAGCCTGTTTTCGCCTACGCGCCTCCGAAGTCTAACATCACCTTCGACGACAAAGACTTTGTACTTGACGATGCTCTTTGGCCTGCATCGGGTGGGGGCGTACAGCCTGACGAGTGGAAGCAGTTCGGCGTAGCGCGAGACTACAATCGATTGCTGTTTGATGATGGCAGGGAGTCAGATATTTCGATCTTCGGATTCTTTTGCGACAGG